CACCTTTACCCGCCGTTTTCTTACATTCCTTGTTCGGCGAAAAATTACAAAATCGCACCGGCGCTGACAATACCCACCCGGCTATCGTGGATGAGCACACTTTCCAGGTGGTACAGGAGATACGCGCTCACCGCCACAGGCCGACAGCCACTGGGAAAGTCAGCATCTTTTCCGGCAAGGTGCTCTGCGCCGACTGCGGGGCAAAGCTGCAATACAATACGGCCAACAGCCTTTCAGCGAATCAGGATTTCTTCAACTGTGGCAACTATCGCAGCAACACCGGTACTTGCACCGCCCACTTTATCCGGGCAGTGCCACTGGAGAAGATCGTGCTGGCCCACATGAAGCGTGTCTTAACCTATGTCCAGCAGTTTGAAACGGCCTTTGTCAAACGGGAGATGGAGAAAGCCAACCTCAGGCGCCAGACCTCTGTGGAAAAGGCTAAGCTGGACATTGTGACACTGAAGCGGCGGGATGAGGATTTGGACGTGCTGTTCAAGCACATCTACGAGGACATGGTAATGAGCTTTCCAGCGATGAAACCTTCGTCTGCTGGGACAGCCGGAAGCGGGACGTCTGGGTGCGGCAGCCCCCACCCTTCGCCATCCGCAACCATCCCCAGCTCCGGCCCCGGGTGGATAACTACCAGTCGTTCCTCCCCCGGGTGACCATGGACGGCATCATGATAACCGGCGTCCGGGCAGCGGAATCCATTCAGCGCCTCCAGTACATGGCCGCGCTGAACATGGGCGCGAAGGGAATCACCAATACCAACACCATCTATCCCATCTACGACTGGAAAACCACCGATGTCTGGCTGTATCTCCGCGATCAGCGCGTCGACATCCCGGAGGTCTACCTGCAGATGTACCAGGTGGGCGTCAACAGGAACCAGCTGCGGGTGTCGCAGTTCTTCTCCGTGGACACGGTGCCTGTGCTGGTCCACCTGGGCGAGTACGACCCCCAGCTGATGGAGCGCGTACTGCGCCGGGAGCCAAACGCATACCTGGCCGTGATGTACTGGGACAGTGAGATGTTCCACCGCACCACCAAGAAGCGGCGGGAGCTGGAGGGCGAGGACAAAAAGGACTACCGCGCCCTGCTGAAAGAAATGCTGTTCCTCCGGCCGGGCGATTTTTTCAACACCCCCCATAAGCGGGACGTGGCCAAGCAGTACCGCAAGCTATTCATCCGCATGGACGGCATGGCCCGTCCCCGGGACTACAAGAAGATGTACGGGGGGCTGGTAGCTGGCGACCCCAAGCTCCGCACCCTCCGCGCTATCTACCAAGACATATCCTGCGCCTATGCAGCCTACGCCAAAAACTTCCGCAAAGGGGGTGAGGCAAATGGCTGACGTGGATCTGTTCGCCCCGCTGTCCTCCCTGCAATGGGTAGACCGGGACGCGCTCAGGCCCAATGACTACAACCCCAACAAGGTCAACCGGGAGAACTTGAAACTGCTGGTGCAATCCATCATGACCAACGGCTGGACGCTTCCCATCGTGGTACGCCCTGACTACACTATCATCGACGGCTTCCACCGCTGGACAGTAGCGGGAGAAGAACCGCTGCATACCAAGCTCGGCGGCAAAGTCCCCGTTGTGGTGGTGCGCCATGAGGACGCATCCGAGGACATCTACGGCACCGTCACACACAACCGCGCCCGAGGCACACATCTGCTGGAACCGATGAAAGCCATCGTCAAGAGACTGTTGGATGATGGTAAGACGGTACAAGAGATAGGGCGTCAACTGGGTATGCGCCCAGAGGAAGTGTTCCGCCTGTCGGACTTCTCCCGTGATGACTTCCTGGCCATGATGACCAAGGGTGTCAAAGGGTACAGTCATGCGGAGCTGTTGACCAAGCTCTAAGTGAGCGACAAGCTACACTGCCCAAGACAGGCGCAGAGAGCCACGCAGAGAGGCTTCTGTGCTTGCCTTGGGCGTTCCCTTGCCCGAAGCGTAAAGCCCCAGGAAAGGCCATTGCAACGCGCGCAGCGACGGCGAGCGGAAAAGGTACTGTGACCGGGGGCTCCCCTTAGCTGCGGGCTCGTCGACCCCAAATAACGATTAGTTAGTAAAAAATTTTTCGGGGCATTTCCGTTCCGCTTTTGGTAGTGCCACGGGGAAGGAGTGAGCGGCCGTGTCGAACACAAAAATTACGCCTGAAACAGAGGTCAGCGCAACTGAGCTGGCCTGTGTTCTTGGCATAACTGCGCGATATATCCGGCAACTGGCAGAAGATGGGAAGTTAGAAAAAGTTTCAAAAGGCAGGTTCCTCCTGTGTGAATCTGTCCAGCGGTATGTCAAATCCCAATCCAAGGAAGATGCAAGAAGCGTAGAAGAACAACGGCTGGAAAAGGCACGTCAAGCGGCTGATGTAACGCTCAAATCTTCCAAGGCGAAAATTGCCAAGTTGGAAGCTGATGAACTACAGGGGAAAATGCACCGCAGCGAAGATGTGGCTGCTCTGACCGAGGACTTGATTTATACCATCCGCAGTTCGCTAATGGCGCTACCTGGGCGGTTGGCCGTAGATGTGGTCGATGCGCAAACACCTGCGGAGGCTTCGGAAATCATCCGCCGAGAAGTATATGCGGTTATGAACGAGCTGTCTCGCTATCGCTACGACCCTAAAAAATACGAGGAACGGGTACGAACCCGGAAGAATTGGGAAGCAAATTGGGCGGATGACGATGAATAGCTCTAACACTGACCGCCTTAATTCTGTGGTTGCCAAGGTTCTGGCTGGTATGAATCCACCAGAAGATTTAACCGTAACAGAGTGGGCAGATAAATACCGAAGATTACCACGAAGTGCAGCAGAGCCAGGACAGTGGCGAACGAGCCGGACACCGTATCTTCGGGAGCCAATGAATGCCTTTACAGACCCGAAAATACGAAGGATTGTCATGGTTGCTTCGTCGCAGGTAGGTAAATCAGAGTTCGAGCTGAACTGCATTGGGTACATTATCCACCAAGACCCCGGAAACATTCTGTATATTCATCCAGATATCGACGATGCTAAAAAATTCTCGCAGATACGTGTAGGGCCACTAATTCAAGAAAGCGACGTGTTGCGTTCAAGAGTGTCAAAGGCTAAGAGCCGTGACAGTGGGAACACGTTACTACGCAAATCTTTTCCAGGTGGAATGCTAATAATGTGTGGAACCAATGTCCCTGATGACCTCGCTTCCACTCCCTGTCGATATGTTTTTGGTGACGAACGGGATCGCTGGGCGGTATCTGCTGGTAACGAGGGTGACCCGTGGAAGCTGGCTACAGCTCGGCAAATCACATTCTACAACTCAAAAGCAGTTGAAGTCTCGACACCTACAATTAAAAACGCCAGTAAAATAGCACGTTCTTTTGCAGAAGGAACGATGGAGAGATGGTGTGTAAGGTGTCCGCATTGCAGCGGATATCACGATATTCATTTCTCAGATATCCGATACACGGTGACTGAAAAAATCATCCAGAAAGAAAAGCAGTATGAGGTGTCCGATATCTATTACATTTGCCCAGAGTGTGCGTGTATATCAACAGAGCGACAGATGAAAAAACAGCCAGCCAAATGGATTGCAGATAATCCAGACGCACATAAGCGCGGTGTCCGCTCTTTTTGGCTCAATTCATTTGTAAGCCCGTGGGCATCGTGGGAATCTTCTATTCTTGAGTATCTATATGCGATTGGAGATTCCAAAAGCCTTCAAGTTGTCTACAATACTCGTTTTGGTGAGCTATGGGAAGATCGCGGCGATATTGAGGACGAGGACAGTCTGATGGGGCGGCGCGATGTCGAGGCTTACGGCCTGGAAGAGGGCGGGACGCCCATTGAGCTGCCTGACGGGGTGCTGGTGCTGACCGCTGGCGTGGACACCCAGGACAACCGCATGGAGTATGAGGTCGTTGGCCACGGACACTTCGGGGAAACCTGGGGCATTGAAAAGGGGATCGTCATGGGGCGGCCCGATGATGACGAAACCTGGGCCAAGCTGGACGAGGTTCTGTTTAACCGGGTATTCCGCTTTGCGGATGGGCTGGGCCTGCCGGTGTCGCTGACCTTTGTGGACCAGGGCGGCCACTTCTCCGGCGAGGTCCGGCTGGCGTGTCATGACCGAATCCGCAAAAAGGTGTTTGCGATTATGGGCTCCAAAAACCACGACGCACCTTATACGAAACCGCCCAAGGAACAAAAAATCATGATTCAGGAGCAGTATATCGGGACGTGCTGGATGTATGAAATCGGCGTCGACGCGGGGAAGCAGCGGATCATGGATAATCTGCGCGTTCAGACACCCGGCCCCAACTACTGCCATTTCCCGCGCCGGGATGATTACGGCTCCAGCTATTTCGCCGGTCTGCTGTCTGAGCGGCTGGAATATGACGCGAGCAAAAAGCAGCCCTGGGTATGGAAGAAGATTCCCGGCCATGAGCGTAACGAGGCCCTGGACTGCCGCAACTATGCCATGGCCGCGTTCAAAGCTTTGCCTAAAGACCTGGACGCCATAGACAGGCAGCTTAAAGCCATGCGAGGCCAACGCCCACCAGCGGCGGTTGCAACGCCACCAGCGGCCCCTGCAGCGCGGCGGCCAAAGACTAAAAAGGCAAACTCCAGACTGAACGAATATTTTGACGATTGGTAGGTGACATCATGGCAAGTGCTGTTGAGCTGAGGGCGCGGCTGGACTTCTGGCAAACCGCGCTGAAAAAGCTGCGCGAAGCATATCTCGCACTGGTGGATGGCGGCGTCAAATCGTACATGATCGATGACCGCCAGCTGACCCGCTTTGATCTCCCTGCGCTCGAAAAGCAAATTGAGGAAGCGGAGGCCAAGGTGGACGAATT